AACGTGTTATTCATACTCCGGGAATTTTTAGTGCGACAGATTTTGTTTCTTACGACCAAATTTCCGAAGACATGGCCCTATCGTGGGCTCAAACTGATCCCGGATTCAACGATGTTGTTAATAGTTTAGCGGCGAGATTACAAAGTATGCCTGCTGTTATTCGAAAACAAGTAGTTCCTTGGTCTACATCAACATAATTTTATCCTGATTAAGTGCATATATAAATAATTGAAACAGGAGACTTTTATGCAACAAACAGCACCACAGGCAAATAGCCAAGCACAACCTACCATTAATTTAACAGAGTTATCTATTGACGAAGTCAATGTTATTATTATGGGGTTGGTAAAATTACCTTACGAAACTTCTGCACAGGTAGTAGATAAGGTTAGGATGCAAGCATCTGCACAACTTCAACCAGCACAAACAACACGACCCGACGGAATTACAGTCAATCCACAATAAATAGTATATTGAGGAGACTTTAAATGGCTATTACTTACGAATGGGACGTCCAGTCAATTGATGTCATTTCTGAATACAATACTAGCAAGGATGTTGTTAGTAGAGTTGTATGGAAATGCACAGCAAATGATGGAACATATACAAAAGAAATGACTGGGGTCCAAGACCTTAATATTTCTAATCTTGATCCAGAAAATTTTGTTCCGTACGATACTGTCACAAAAGAGCAGTTACTAACCTGGGTTAAAGTTTGGGTTAATGTTCCGGCAGTTGAGCGTTCTTTAATCCCTAATGTGTATACACGCCATTTTGCAGGAGATTCTCTTGCACAGCCGGAGGCTTAATAAATGGATGTTATCTTAACATACACTTGGGAATTTGGTCGTTTTCTTGCACACCCTGCATTAAACGATTTAACCAATGTTGTTTATAATATAGAATTTATTTTATCAGCAACTGATCAAGACGGCCACGGATCTCAATATTTTGGAAACATAGGGCTGAGTGAGCCAGATCCCCTACTGTTTATTCCGTTTAATCAACTCACACAACCTGCTGTAGAACAGATGGTTATGACAGCACTAGGTGATGATGCTATCGCTGACCTTAAGGCAAATCTAGCAAATCAAATTGCGCAACAAATCCAGCCTGCTACGGCTCAACTTCCGCGTCCTTGGTAATCAGGACAACATTTCTAGCAACAATTCAATTTTAGTTTTATTAGTCTTGTTAGAAAGACTACGTTTTACACCTTGGTGTAAAGGCTTTGGCCATTGACCGTAATTGCACCAAGCATAGCCTACATGCTCGTCATTTAGTGTAGGAATAAATTCTTTATCAATTAATAGTACATAGGTATTATAAAAGAAGTGTTGATCCTCGCTTGTAAAAAGTTCTAAAGGAATAACTTTTTTAATTATGGGAGTCTTACCTACTTCTTCTTTAATTTCGCGTTCTAATGCTTCGTAAGGAGTAGCATCTAATGGTTCTTTCTTACCACCTACAATACCCCAAGACCCTGCTGTGCGTCCTTGGCTACGAAGTAAAAATAAAAATCGCCTAGTATCTTTTGCTATAAAAAATCCGCCACTGCATACTATGTCTGTCATAAAACTAAACGCCAATCTCCTGGATGATATATACCGTCAACGGATTTACTCCACTCAACACCGTCCCATTTGTATTGTGTACCTGTGTATGAATTAGTTATATAAGTTACTTCTTGTGGGACTGTACTATCGAATATAACATTCCATTGTGTGCCGTTCCACTGAATGATGTCGTTAGCATGTGCAATTAATCTTTCAGTTTGGGTGTTAGATTGACCAAATTTTTTCCAAGTAATTGGTGCAAATTCTTCTGCTACACTATTATCTGTATTAATATCTTCTAAAATAAGATATCTGGTATCGGTATCAATATTTTGTCCAGGATTAAATGTTAGCGGATTAATAATAGCATTAATTGTTCCTCTAACATGATTATGTTCTAAATCATAAAGATCAGTATTAAGCAATGTTTCATTGTCGTATGTTAGACTTAACAATTCCATCTCGTCTTCTGCTAAAGGATTGATTGTTAAGTAAGCAATTACTTCTTTGCCGTCCGGCCTTTTAAATGCCGCGTAACTTAATCCTGCCCTAAATTTTCCAGGATAAAGATCTAACAGTTTATTCCATTGGATTTTAATATCGTTTTTAATAGGCACTTCTTCTAATGCATTATTGCGTGTATTTTCACCGGCATGCATCAATCTTGCTGTGCCGTCTGTTATTAACACACTATACTGCCCCGGGGTTACTATAACCTGAGCATTTGGATTACCAAAAATTAACTCGCCGTTACCAACAGTACCTTCTGGCTCGGTAAAAATATTGGTAATAATTTTAGTAATAATTCCTAGTTTTCTAACCTTGGCAGGAGTTGTTATCCAAATTGGGCAACTAAAAGTTAACGAAGCAATATCAATCTCTCCTAATGCTCCCTGACCTACGGTCCTGTTAGACCAATTTATATTAGATAATTCAACGTAACTTAAACTAGTCCAGTCAATATAATTGCTAGTGGTTTGTATTTCTAGTGCAGGTCTAAACAAAACTAAAATCTGCTCGAGCATTTGAAGTTTTTGTTCAGTATTGGTACTCCAAATGTCAGCCATAAACTCAATAGTATAGGGGGTGGGCATCAATCTTTCGACTGTATAATTTTCTCCTTGTGTATTTCCGTAGTCTTTTATGACTTCGCCGTATGTAGGACTATCGGGATTTTCATCGACATACTCCCATTGTCTTTCCCTTACATTTATTTTACTAACAAAAGTAGGATCTTGTAATCGTTCTCTAGATAAGTTTAGACTTTTTATGTAACAGGCAATGAACGGAGCAGAGTTCATTATATTCTCACTATTCTGTGTAAGGATAGATGCTGCCTGGCGACTCATATCGCCATAACGAACAGGTACCTGAATAGGGGTATTTTGATTATTTGAGTAACTAAAATTACTCATCAACCGCATAAATTGGGCCAAGTATCGGCGTATCTGCCCATCATAAAAAAGTTCCATTAGTTATCTGCCTTTGGTTTGTTAGTTTTTAATGCTTTACTTAATGACTGGCGCTCTTTGACCGCTTTACCGTTAATAGTAGATGACGCATCATTATTAATAAACGATCCAATCTGTGTTTGCCTTGTTTTATTAATAGCATCTGGTTTACCGTCTACTGGCTTATTAGTCATTGTCATGCGCACATTTGTTTCTTGGAATACCCAATGACGCCCGTCAAATTTAAATAATCGATTAGGCATATAATCTATTCTTAAACAAAATGCACCCTTGTAAGGACTATGTGGGAAATCAGTTCCTGAAGTGTAAGGAGCACCATTAGCCGGAACGCCATCGCCTGTTAGATATCCTACGTATATATTTTTTTCGGAATTAACAAATACAGAACTAGCATCAACCGTAGAATCGTCTTCGCTAGCATCTCTTTCTTCGTCACTGGCATCTTGTAATGCCAATGAGTGATCATCTTTTAATGGCAGTACGTACATTTGATTAGTATCATATCCGCTTAGGGGAGCATCTAATTCTGCTTGAGCAATAATCTGATTATTGATTTCGATATTTTTATTATACAATGAAAATACATCTGCAAGTTTAGTTCCATCGGGCACACCTGTTGGTATACCTGTATTAGGATCTGCAGTTACTTCTTGATTAAGAATCTGAGCAAATTCTTGTGCGTTGACCATTGGTTCACATTTAGCACGAAGTAAATGTGGATACCATGTTTGACTATAACCTGTTGCGGCACGATTAATTTCTGACACAACATAAAACTTTCTTAATGCAACCATAGAATCATTTAGTGCATACTCATCACGTAAGTGAGGCAGTTCTAAAACATCACCTATCATCAATTTACGGCCTAACGCTTCGACAGTACTTCTTAAATGAAATGTAATCATTACATTATCGTTGCTCAAAAAGAATCCAAATTGCATTAGATTAAAATCTATATCTTGCATGGTATAAATTCCACGCATTATGTAAATATCAGGTTCATATTTACGATCTCTGTTTTCCATAAACAGCACATCTTGTATCCCTAACTCTGGAATAGGATTGCCGTTAACTGGAGTAGCGGGTGTTGCTTCACCAGAAACAGGATCTATAGGTCCTACATATTTGTGGACATAAACATCAACTCCGCCCACCTGAAATTGTTCAGCAATGTTGCGGTCTAACATTTTGAAATCATTGCCCTTTTCAGGACGGTACATGGATAGTCTTGGCATAGTCGTGTATTTATAGGTAAATAGTAGCATGAACGAAACAGAAACCGAAAAACAAAAAGTGGTTGATTATATCAAGACCTCTCTAGGCGACGGTATGATTGACGTAGAACTGGATCCTAAACACTACGATCTTGCTATAGATATTGCCCTGCGCAAGTATAGACAACGTAGTCAAAACTCCGTAGAAGAAAGTTTTGGATATCTAACACTGCAAACAGATGTTAACGAATACCAGTTAGCACCCGAAGTTATGCAGGTTAGACAGATTTTTAGAAGAAGTATCGGTTCTAGATCAGGCGGCGGCGATGGTGGTACGCTATTTGAACCATTTAACTTGGCCTATTCTAATACCTATCTATTAAGCAGTTCTAACATGGGCGGCCTAGCAACTTACATGATGTTTTCTCAGTACCAAAATCTAGTTGGTAAAATGTTTGGTTCGTTTATTAATTTTGATTGGAATTCAGTAACTAAAAAGTTAAGGATTACACAACGTCCTCGAGGCGAAGAAAATGTACTGCTTTGGATGTATAACTACAAACCAGATTTTATATTATTTCAAGATACCTGGGCAGGTATTTGGATTAGAGATTACGCAACAGCACGAGCAAAAGTCATCTTAGGCGAAGCCCGCGAAAAGTTTGCTACCATTGCTAGCCCGCAAGGCGGAACAAATCTAAACGGAACGGCACTAAAGGCCGAAGGCAAGGCTGAAATGGAAATGCTAGAGCAGGATCTAATTAACAACAAAGATAACCAACAGCCGTTGACATTTGTCATAGGATAATATACACTATAGCATCTACTTGGGGAGATACTATGATTATTGGTGTATGCGGATTTATTGGGTCTGGCAAAGATACTATTGCTGACTATCTTACTAATTTCCACGGTTTTAGACGAGAAAGTTTTGCAGGCAGTTTAAAAGATGCTGTAGCACAAGTATTTGGTTGGGACCGAACCATGCTAGAAGGACGTACCAAATCTGCACGTGAATGGCGTGAACAAGTAGATCCGTGGTGGGCAGATCGTCTAGGTATGCCCGAATTAACTCCTCGTTGGGTATTACAGTATTGGGGTACAGAAGTATGTCGAAAAGGCTTCAACGATGATATTTGGATTGCCGCATTAGAGAATAAACTACGCAACTCAAAAGATGACATAGTTATTAGTGATTGCCGTTTTCCTAATGAAATTAAATCAATATGGGATGCCGGTGGTATTGTCGTTCGTGTAAAGAGAGGCCCAGAGCCGGAGTGGTACGATGCCGCAATAGATGCAAATAAAGGCGACAGACATATGGGGTGGGCATTGGGTAAAAAACGATTGGAAGAATTTAAAATTCATGCAAGTGAAACAGCATGGGTAGGTACCAGGTTTGATCATATTCTGACTAATGACGGAACAATTGATGATCTATTTCATAAGATTAAAAATCTGGTCGGAGATCGCCCTGACGCCATCGACCCCCATCTTTTCGAATCACTACAGAGCAATTAGCACAGATAGTTTTCAAGTTGGCAGGATTAGCGTTTAGCAAATTTCCGTCAACATGAAATACATTAAACACCTCCTTGTGGAGACTTTTAAATCCACACTTGTCACAACTGGTCTTTTTCTTATATCCAAACTTAGCCCACGAGGGCTTGTCTGATAAGAATCCTCGAGCACAGTGATCACAGGTAGACCTGTAATAAGTCTTGCCTTCTTTATAATAGTTAACAGCCACCGGTCTCTGTTGACATTTTTTACAAGTATTACGCATACGCCGCCCTTTTTGATGCCCTTTTCATAGGTATTTAAGCCAGCATTTTTTAACCATATGTGCTAAATATTGAGAAGAAAACCATTATATGGGAGATTTGAAATGGCACTAAATTCACCAGGCGTACAAGTATCAGTTATCGATCAGAGTTTTTATCTACCGGCGGCTCCGTCGACAACTCCTATGATCTTTGTAGCGAGCGCAAGCAACAAAAAAAATGCTAGCGGAACAGGAACTGCTCCGGGCACGGATCCTGCTAATGCAGGTAAAGTTTGGCTAATTACTAGCCAGCGAGATTTATCAGAGACATTTGGTACTCCATTGTTCTACACAGACGCAAATGGTAATCCAATACATGGCGGAGAACTAAACGAATACGGTCTGCAAGCCGCATACAGTTTGCTAGGTGTTAGTTCACAAGCATACATTGTACGTGCCGATTTAGATCTAGGATCTTTGCTTCCTCAATCTTCTAACCCAGAAGGAAAGCCAGTTAATGGAACTTACTGGTTAGATACATCAAATACTAAATGGGGTATTTTTGAGTGGAACAAAGTTAATCAAGCATTTACAAACAAGATTCCGTTAATTATTGATAACGCAAATTTAGCAACTGCTACTAGTGATAATATGACGCCTAAAGACAGTTTTGGAACAAACGGTTCATACTGTGTCGTTGCTGGAACAACTGAAGTTCACTACTGGTACAAAAACAAAGACGGCAATTGGTTAGAAATTGGTAGCAATGTAGAAACTGGTTTTAGTGCTTCCGCTACTTGGAAATCTACTGTATGGCAAACTTCATGGCCTGTAGCAACAAGTACCAAGGCTAATCCAGATCTTTCCGCTTTTAATGGACAGACATTTGTAATTAACAGACAGACTATTACATTAAGTGGCGTTACAATTACAGCGTTAGCCAACTCTATTAACACAGTTGGCCATACTAAAGGTTTTGGCGCTAGAATTAATGCAAGTGGTTACTTAGACCTTTATGCAGATGCAACAGCAAAATCAGACGGCACAAACCCAGACGGTAAAATAGCCGTAACAGGAAATGGTACAGGTGGTACTGCTATGTTGACCGCAATTGGTATTGATGGATTGCCTGCAACATGTGCAGGGGTTACACTATTCCAAGGCCCTCATACTAAGCATCCCGACTACACACTGGATCCAACTGGATCAGTTTATGTTAAAACAACTTCGCCAAACGCAGGTGCAAATTGGACAGTAAAAATTTATAACGCCGCAAGTGGCGGATTTACAGGTGTAAACGCTCCAATATATGCTGACGGACAAACAGCCCTCAATACCTTAGGTACTGCGGCAGTAGGAAGTTTATTTGTTGAACAGAACTATGATAAGGGAACAGGAGTATGGAGTACATCAAGTGATAATACCCAGTTTGCAAAATTTAATATCTGGCGTAGAAATAGCACAGGTCCTACAACAGTTTTATCCACTGCAACTACTGCTGTTGTAAGCACAGCATCAAGTTTCAATATTATTGAAGGTCTAAAAACATCAACTGGCGGTGTTGCTAACTATAGCAATCCTGTGACAGTAAGTTTAGCACGTAATGATACACTTGATGCAATCATTGGCAAAATTAATGCCGCTGGACTAACTTATGTTTCAGCAGTTCCTGGAAGTTACGATGACATCGGTAATGCTACTAGTGTAAGTATTCAACACTCAGCAGGTGGTGAAATTAAATTCCTAGATGGATTGGCAACACCTTTGTCAACATTGTTACGATTAACTCCATGGGGAAGAAACACAGACGGCATGGAAACAGGTACGCAAAACTTCTATGCCGCTGGCGAGTTTGAAGGCGACGGATACCAGTATTACGCAAGTAACTGGAAACCATTGGTATACCAACCTGACTCAGTAGTACCTTACACTGACCCAGCAGACGGTACACTATGGTACAGTTCTGTTGTAGATCAGGTTGATATTTTATATCACAACGGTAATAATTTTGTTGGTTATAAAGATGCAACAGCATTTCCTAACTCAGACCCAGCCGGTCCTATTGTATCTGCACTAGCACCTACTACACAAAGCGATGGTACACCATTGGTTAACGGTGATATATGGGTTGACACATCCGATATTGATATGTATGGAAAGAACATTTATGTTTATAACGGAACTACACTGAAGTGGGTAGCACAAGATGCAACAGATCAAACAACACCAAATGGTTGGTTGTTTGCTGATGTACGTTGGGCAAATATGGGAACAGACGGTCCTACAATTAACACAACAGTTAAAACTCTGTTAACAAGCAATTATGTAGATCCAGATAGTCCAGATCCAGCACTATATCCAAAAGGTATGCGTCTATGGAATCTACGTAGAAGCGGATTCAACGTAAAGAAATACGAATCTAACTACATCAATATTAACTCTAACGATGGTAAAAATGCTCGTTACGGTGATGAAGTTATGAACGGAGCAAACAGTGGATCGACTTATGTTGCTGGACGTTGGGTTACTGTAAGTCCAAACAATGCTGACGGTTCTGGTGCATTTGGACATCACGCACAACGAGGATTTGTTGTTGCCGGTATGAAGGCACAAATTGATACAAATCAAGCGATCCGTGATACAGATTCAGTTATATTCAATCTAATTGCTTGCCCTGGATATCCAGAAGCAATTCAAAACATGATTGCGTTTAATATTGATCGTGGCCAAACAGCATTTGTAATCGGCGATACACCGTTTAAACTAAAACCAACAGGTACAGATTTAGCAGCCTGGGGTAATAACACAAACGGTGCATTTGACAACAACGACACTGGTGCTGTAAGTTACGATGCTTACATGGCCATGTACTATCCAAGTGGTTACACAAACGACAACACAGGAAACTACATTGTTGTTCCACCAAGCCATATGATGCTACGCACTATTGCATTAAGCGACCAACAAAGTTTTGAATGGTTTGCACCAGCGGGCACACGCCGAGGAAATGTTAACAATGCAACATCAGTTGGTTATGTTAAGGACGGCGAATTTAAGAGTACCGCTCTTCCAACCAGTTTACGAGATGTGCTAGCAGGTGTTAAAATTAATCCAATTGCTACACTAACAGGTGCTGGAATCGTTGCTTACGGACAATATACAAGGGCCGCTAATGCTAGTTCTTTAGATAGAATTAATGTAGCACGTTTGGTATGTTACCTACGTAGACAATTAGATCGTTTAGTAAAACCGTATTTGTTTGAGCCAAACGATAAAATTACTCGTAACGAAATTAAGGCAGCGGCACAAAGTTTCTTAATTGAGTTAGTAAGTAAGAGAGCACTTTACGACTTTGCGGTTGTGTGTGATGAAAGCAACAATACTCCAACAAGAGTTGATCGTTCTGAGCTTTGGTTAGACATTGCTGTTGAGCCTGTGAAAGCGGTAGAATTCATCTACATACCATTGCGTTTGAAAAACACAGGCGCTATCAAAGCAGGCCTATAATATAAAGAACAAGGAGCAATAATATGGCAATCGCAAGTTTAAATAGATTTTCAGTACCAACAGCGGGTGCCAACAGTTCGCAAGGACTGTTGATGCCGAAACTGAAATATCGTTTTAGAGTTTATTTTGAAAACTTTGGAACTGTTGGAAGTACAACTGAACTAACAAAGCAGGTAGTTACTGCGGCCCGTCCACAGGTACAGTTTGAAAATCAAACTATTCACGTGTACAACAGCCAGATTAAGTATGCTGGTAAACCGACATGGCAGGCAATGGCAATTAGTATTCGTGATGATGTAAACAGTAATGTTACCAAAATCGTTGGCGAGCAACTACAAAAACAATTTGACTTCTTTGAACAGGCAAGCGCGGCAGGTGGTATTGATTATAAATTCCAGACACGTCTTGAAATGTTAGATGGCGGTAATGGAAGTCATGATCCAAAAGTGCTAGAGACATGGTTAATAAGCGGATGTTATTTACAAACAGTTAACTATAATGAACTAGCCTATGCTGAAAGTACTCCAATGGAAATTGCATTAACAATTGAATATGATAATGCTATCCAGGTAGCCGCAGGCGGCGACAATGAACTAGCCGAATTGGCAGGTGCATTTGTGGTTAATAAGGCGGCATTCCCTCAGTCAGCAACGGGTTAATTTTATTAACTAACGTAAAAAGGCTCATAAACTGGGCCTTTTTTTACGGCTAAATATTAGTATGAGCAACATACTGAGTAGTTTTCTTAACGGAGTTTTTGGACCAGATTTGAAAAGTTATTCTCACGCTTCAAGATTATACGTAGATAACTTTTATCAATATGCTCCAAAAAATGGCTGGATTTATTATGTGGTGTTTAACATTAACAGAAGCATTACTCTACCATTAGTAAAAAGTTTTGCAGACAATAATCCAACAATAGGTGCATTAGTTAAAACTGCTGAACTTCCTAAATTTAAAATTGCAACAGAAGTATTGAACCAGTACAATAAAAAAACGTATGTTCAAAGCAAAATAGAATATACTCCTGTTAGTTTAACACTTCATGACGATCATGATAATACAACAACTGCATTATGGGAAGCATACTATAGATATTACTTTGCTGATAATAGTGAACCGTCAACTGATTTCAATTTAGGGCCAAAAAAATTCGATGATCAAAAATACAGACCGCAGGTAGCCAATGGGTCCCGAGTTGATTATGGCCTTAATAATGGCATAAAACAATACCTTCCGTTTTTTAGAAGTATATCAATTTTTCAACTCAATAGACAACAATTTACTGGATTTAATTTAGTAAACCCTGTAATAACTGATTGGGCCCATGACACATTAAATCAATCTGAAAGCAAATTCTTAGAAAATAAAATGACTATTGGTTACGAAACTGTGCAATATGCAACTGGAAAATTAAAAGGTAGTAATCTCGGTCCTGACGCTTATTTAGAAATTATATATGATAAAACTCCTAGTCCGCTAGGTGTAGGCGGATCTGGGGTGTCAAAAGCAATAGGTGGAATATTAGGTATCACTGATTTACTTGGTGGAGATGCGGCAAAATCTGGATTTATAGCATATCCGTTAGGCGGCGATGAATTTAGTGCAGTACCCGGAAGACCTGCAAGGTCGGCAACCGGTATTACTACAATTGGTGGTAAGACTTTAGGTGGGATTGCAGGAGGATTTCTAAAAGGGGCAATAGGAGATACAGTGGGCAAAGGACTACAACAGTTAGGATTGTCATCTAATATAGCATCAAGGGTAGCAGGAGTAGCCGGTGGTATTGGCACATCATTAATTTTAAACGGAGTCTCAATCCTACTTACTCCTACAAAAGCAGGAGTAAATGGACAACGCCCAATACAGAATCAACCAGGTGCTGGTAATCCTCAAAGTTCAGATCCGGCACAAAAAGCCGCACAAGCCCAACAGACTATTAATAATTCTCAAGGTGCCACAAGTAATGTCGACACCGCAAACCAAGCGGTTGCTGACGCACAAAATAATGTTACAGATATTCAAGATAAAATAACAACCAACCAGGCAATCAAAGACCAGTTTCAATCTGAACTTGACGCGGCAGATGCATCGGGAGATCCGGCACAAAAAGCCTCTGTACTTGCAAGATTATCAGCCGCAGGATACACAGATCCTGCAGAATTAGAAAATAATTTAAGTCAAGCACGTCAGCAGAGAGACAAAGCACAATTACAATTAGAACAGGCTACACAACTGCAAGATCAAGCAAAATTATCTTCTGAAGCAGAAGGTGATAGCCCTCCAGGACAACCGGCGGTGACTACAGATCTTCAACCGAAAAATCAAATAGACTATAATAACTTTGATTTTGAACAGCCAACTTACGCAAATAGCAATAGTGAGAATAGTGATAACTCTATAGATTTTGGACCTTAAACACTCATGTATAATAACATACCGTCACAAAAAACATCATCATCTAGCGATGCAACAGTACAATTTTTTAACAATCAAAAACCCTCCCAAATAGATAACAATATATTAGTTGCTATGACAGGTATTTTAGAAACTAGAGGGTGGACTACTGAATCTGCTGAAAACATTTCAATTGCTATTTTAATTCAAGCCAAGAAAGATGGCTACAATGCCATGCAAATATTAGAGTCTATTAAAGGACTAGCACAATCTGACCTTAGCGTATTAGTAGCAGAAATACTTAATAACAATAGATACAAGACAAGTAGTTTAGGAGTTATTCAAAATGTAATTCCAGTTGACAATGTTAAACGTAATATAATAGCATGAGAGCAACAGCCCGAGGAAAATTTATAATACGTAATCCTGACAAATATGTAGGAGTAGGAGAACCAACGTACCGGTCAAGTTGGGAAATGACTTTTATGATGTTTTGTGATAACAACCCATCAATACAACAATGGGCCAGTGAAAGTGTTAAGATACCGTATCGAGATCCCTTAACTGGCAAGAACACAGTATACGTTCCTGATTTTTTAATTGTATATGTAGATAAGAATATGAAAAAACATGCAGAACTTATTGAAATTAAACCAAGAAATCAAGCCGTGTTAGAGTCTGTAGGAAAAAATCCTTATAATCAAGCTCAATATGTTAAAAATATGGCAAAATGGCAGGCCGCACAAGCATGGTGTAAACGAATGGGATTAAGATTTAGAGTTGTAAGTGAAGAAGATTTGTTCCATACCGGTAAAAAACGATAAGTAAAATTATGACAAAAAAACTAGAAGAACTGTTTAACGTTCCTCCTACAGAAGACCCCATTATTGAGCCTGCTGAAGTTACTGATCAGCCAATGATTAGTTTAGAAGATAAACTTGAACAATTTGATAAAATTGCGGCCGCCTTGCCTAGAGTTAAAGGATTGGGCGATGTTAGCGATGCTGAGTTAGATAGTCTGGCCAATAAAGCAGAACAGGCTTACGATGATCTCATGGATTTAGGAATGAATGTAGAAGCACGGTATGGCGCCCGTATGTTTGAAGTTGCCGCACAAATGATGAACGCCGCAATTACTGCTAAATCTAACAAAATAGACAAAAAACTGAAAATGATTGATCTACAGATTAAGAAGTACGGTATTGATAAAAAGCAAGGAAATCAAGACCCTGAAGCAATCCAAGCAGAAGGTTACTTAATTACAGACCGTAATAGTCTCCTTGAGAAACTTAAAAAGATGGATAAATAAAATATCATGAAATCACTCAAAGAATATATCACCGAATCAAAGAAAACCTGGTCCTTTCGTGTAAAGGTAGCGGGTGATGTCACCACAGAGGATGAGACTAAATTACGCGGATTACTTGATCGTTTCAGTATAACTGACTTCAAAAAAACAGCACAAACACCAGTCCAATCATTTCCTCTAGACTTTCCAAAAATTAGAAATCGTAATGTTAATGTATGGGAAGTAACACTTGATTATCCTACTACAGCAAACGAATTAACAGAATACCTAAGCTCAAACTTAGGAAGAACAAACGAAGAATTAGTTGTTCGTTCACCTTACGAACCAACTGAAGAATATCAACAGCCTATTGGCGAGTTTAGAGACACTGCGCTACTAAACGATCCCGACTACAAAGAATCACCTAATGCTAATTGGGACGATCATTGGGGTCAAAAGCACAATGAAAGTTTAATTAAAACTTTAAGTGCTGAATCAAAGAAACGTAGAGCCGAGCTTGGTGAAAAAATTCCATCCGGTGAAACCCAGTCTGTAATGGACAACACGGTATATAGTAAAGCCCCAATAACACAGGCTCCAGATCCTAGAAGGAAATAATTATGCAAATGATCAATGTACTAAAACGCCTAGCAGAACTAGACGCACAAAATCCAAGAGTTGAAAAACCCAGAGTAATGGAGACACCTGTATTAGGTGGTAATGGTATCAAACAGTTAGATGTGAATATGCCTGAGCCAGATATGAAAACATTACGTCAATTATCGGGTTTAATGGAAAGCAGAGAGTTTGGCAATTCAATTGCCGAATGTGGTATGCCAGGAATGGGTGCTCCTATGCCAAGTACTCCAGCAAGTTTAAGTATGACAGCAGGCAATGCTAACGAGATCGTCACTATGATGCGTGGTCTTGCTGATATTGCAAGCGGTGCTTCACATTCTGGTATGCCAGGAATGGGTGCTCCTATGCCAACTGGCGCCGATATGTTAGGTGGAGGTGATATGCCTTCTCCTATGGATTTAGATCACGACGGCGATATGGACGGTGTTGCAATGGATATGGGTGCAGAACCAGAAATGAGCGGTGACGAGTTAGGCGGTGGTCCAATGGGCGGTGACGAATTAGCCGACATGGTAAACAAATTAAAAACAGGTCAGCCAGTTAAGATTAGCACAAACATGCCAGTTAAAGTTAAAACTTCTAACCCAGTATCCGATGGTGACAAGCCAGGTGCAGATGACGAAGATGAAAGCATGGCGGAAGACATGAGAGTATGGGATACAAGTCCTAAAGAACAAACCCGTGACTACAATCCAAATGACTTTGCTCAAATGTTTAACAAGATCAAAGATCTAGATGTTGCTAAAGCCGCTACTAGGGCAGATAATCCGTTAAAAAGAGAAAGCGTTGAACAACAACCGACAGATTCATTAACAGAATTAACAAATCAGTTGTTTGCTGACTACCAAGCATTTGTAAATGAAGGCAAAGGTACATGTTGCTGTAAAACAAAGGGCGAAGCAAAATGCCCAGTACATGGTAAAATGGACGAAGCAAGAGCCAAAGAAGGCAACGCTTTTGGTAAAGCAGTACGTGATGCTAAAAAAGACGGAGTTCAACCTGGCGAAAAAATTAAGGTCGGTGGCAAATCATATCCAGTTAAAGAAGCCGAACGCACCATGAGCAGAGCAGCCAAGGGTGTAATGAAGTACGGAAAAGACGGTATGCAAGCATTAGCAAAGGCCGGAAAAGAAGGTAAAAATCTAGATAAAGTTAGAGACAAATACAATAAGTATGACGAAGCCTATAATGTAAATGGTGTAGATGCAGAACATGCTCGTAAAATAAAAGCACATCATAGAGCAGAACTTAAAAAGAAAGCAGATGCCGGCGATGAAAATGCTAAAGCAAGATTAGCCCAGGCAGAAAAGAATGATGCGAGCCGTCGTGCAGATTTTGACGCTCGCATGGAACGTTGATATTACTAACTCCAAATAGGCTCTTCGGAGCCTATTTTTTTCAGTAAATATTAGTATGGCAAAAATATTAGACGGTAATTTAATTAAGAAAGCACACACTACTCAGAAATTTTCTGAGGAGGATATTGAGCATCTAATAAAATGCCAGGATCCAGTCATTGGGCCGCATTATTTCTTAGACAACTTCTTTCACATCCAACACCCTACTAAAGGTAAACTAAAGTATGTGGCATATGATTATCAACGTAGATTAATTGACAGTTATCATGATCATAGATTAAACGTTAATTTACTACCTCGACAAACAGGTAAGACAACAACAGCCGCCGGCTATCTGTTATGGTACGCTATGTTTGTTCCAGACAGCACTATCCTAGTTGCCGCGCACAAAGGTTCAGGTGCTATGGAGATCATGGGCCGTGTACGTTACGCATACGAACTTTGCCCTGACATCATACGATGTGGTGTTACAAGTTATAACAAACACAGTATTGAGTTTGACAACGGATCGCGTATTGTTGCGCAGACAACAACTGAAACAACTGGTCGCGGTATGTCATTATCATTACTATACGCCGACGAGTTTGCATTCGTCGAACCTAATATTGCGGTCGAGTTTTGGACTTCAATTTCGCCTACACTAGCAACTGGTGGTAAGGCAATTATTACAAGTACTCCAAACTCGGACGAGGATCAATTTTCACTAATTTGGCACGAAGCAAATAAGATGACCGACGAGCATGGTAATAAGACAACAGTGGGTCGCAACGGATTCTTTCCGTTTAGAGCACATTGGGAAGAGCATCCAGACCGCGATCAAACTTGGGCAGATGAACAAATGTCACAGTTAGGCGAAGAACGTTTCCGTCGCGAGCACGGTTGCGAATTCTTGATCTTTGACGAAACACTGATTAACTCCATTGCTCTTGCAGGTATGGAAGCCAGTGAACCTATTATGAAGATGGGGCAGGTCCGGTGGTACAAGAAAATTGACCCTCGTCATTTGTATCTAATAGCACTAGACCCTGCACTAGGTACGGGCGGCAACTTCTCTGCTATTGAAATTCTAGAACTACCTACGTTTGAACAAGTAGGAGAATGGCATCACAATACAACTCCTATACAAAGTCAAGTTAGGATCTTGCGAGAAATATGTAAGTTTATCAATAACGAAATACAAAGTGATAACCCGCAAAATCCGCAGATCTATTATTCTGTAGAAAACAATACAGTTGGTGAAGCCGCATTGGTTGCTATCAACGAAATGGGCGAAGAAAGTATTCCGGGGATGTTTATGAGCGAGCCTATTAAAAAAGGACATGTACGAAGATTTCGTAGAGGATTTAATACCACAAATCAAAGCAAGATTGCGGCCTGTGCTAAGTTAAAACAGTTAATTGAGCAAAAGCGTCTAAAGGTACATTCCTCAAGTTTAATATCAGAACTCAAAACTTTTATTGCTAAAGGTATTAGTTTTGAAGCCAAAACTAACGAATACGATGACCTCGTAGCGGCTATGTTGCTAGTAATGCGTATGGCAGGGATGATGGGAGATTGGGATCAAACTGTATACGAAACTATGATTGAAGACCGTGCTTTAGAAGATTATGATCTACCCATGCCCGTTTATATCGGTAATTGGCAATAAATACACATTATGAATATTATTGAAATGATAGCCCAAGACGTGTTTGATAAAGTACGTTCTCGCTTCAGCAACCTAGAAATGGGTGACGGTGAGGGTAATACTACAAACAATCCAAAAGAAGCTCGATTTTTTGACTTCGATTTTGCCATTGAGGGTAACACTCTTGGCAGAGTTAGTGTTAGTATCAATGACATAGGTACACTTAAGGTGTATTATGGACAAGGTATTACTGAAGGAACTGACAGCGTTATTAGAGGTGTATGGTACGATTTTTTAAAAGAAATGCGTATGTTTGCCATGCGTAGAATGTTACGGTTTGATACAAGAGATATCAATAAAGGCAATTTAAACAAAAATGATTTTCAATACCTCGCCACAAACGGACCTAAGGAAAGCAACATGACCGAATCACAATATTTTGGTAGTTCTAAAACAAGTTATAGAGCACTAGAAAACACAAAACTTATTATCAAGCATAGTCAAGCAGTTAACGAAACACAGCCTGGTGCCAGAAGTAGACACATTAGCGCATTGTTTATTGAAAATTCAGATGGTGAACGTTTTAAATATCCGTTTAATCACTTGTCTGGTGCAAAAGCCATGCAACGTCACGTAGCCAATGGCGGCCGCCCATATGATGATAAAGGCACAGCAATTATTGATATGAGTGAAAGTATTATTCAACTAAATGTTTTTAAACGTCAAGCCGCTCGTGAAGGATTTGTTAATGAAAGCACACAAGATATTTTTGAACGTGCTATGGTTAAGTTAGAACAACTACGTCAAGATTGTACTAATTTAAGCAAACAAACATATTATGAAAATTGGTCTAATAACTTTAAGACTAATGCTCGTGCTGAATTGGACGAAGTTACTTTAGAAGATTACAAAGATAAATTCACAGTTCGTCAGTTTGAAGATAACCTAACAAGCATTTTTCCTCTACTACATGCTATCATGCAAGAAACCAGCGAGATCGATCTTGCTGATGTTATTGAAAGTACAGAAAAATGTGGTGAATGTGGCATGATGGAATGTGAATGTGATCATGTTGAGGAAGCAAATGACAACGATCCTCCATTTGATCCAGATCCTAAAAAGAAAAATCCTCCTGCAAAACCGGGTAAACATGGCCAAGGATATTCTACCGCAAAACATCTTGCCAAACAAGGAATGAAACAAGCAGAAAAATCTGCATCAGAAAGTTTTGAGATGTTTGATGAATGGGCAGATGCTATTGTTGAAGGTTATTTAGAGCCAGATACAATTATGGCTCTTAAGGATCTTTTAGACAACGGTTTAACATTAGGGGCAGATGCTACTAGTGCTGTTGAAGCACTAGAAAGTATTGGAATCCATGACGAAGATTTGGCAGATGCATTAGAAGGTCTTGCTAAAGTCAATCCAGAAGCCGATCCAAGAGAAACTATTGTAGCATGGGTAGCACACACTGACCCAGAAGCCGCTCAAGAATTAAGTGCTGAGCCAGCCGCAGAGCCAGCACCCGAACCTGCTCCAGTAGAACCCTCTCCTGAAGCACCAGTTGAACCTGCACCGGAGGCCGATCCGGCCGCAATGGCACCGGCCCCCGAAGCACCAGTAGCAGAAGATGAGGACTCTATGGATAACGAAGAACCACAACCACAACGTGCAAATATGAGAGAGATTGCTGAAGTAGTTAAATCATTCTATGATCGTGAAACAGGACGTTTCCCCAAAGGTGAAACAGGAGTTGTTGTTCACTGTAAGAAAATGTTCGGCGATCAAGGCGGACAACTTGCAGAACGTCTAGTTGCTCATCTAAGCCAACGCTCACATCAGCAGATGGCCTATGAAGATATAACTCGTATGTTAAAACTAGCCGGCATCAAAGAAGGTGTTGAAAAAAGTCAAATACCTGCGTACAAACGTAAAGAAAAAGGCGGCGATTGGAAAATGTCTACCAAAGATTTGGAAGATGAAAAACCAAGAGCCCTACAAGTAGCGCAGGCCTAGCCCGTAAGAAAAAAGAACTAGGAATGAGTGAAGAAAGTCATCAATCTGCTACTACAATGAAGCATGTTAAGAACCCAACTAAGGGTGAAAAACAAGCCGCTAAAGATATCAAACCAGGTATTGCAGGATACCGCGATCGTATTGATATACTACAAAGTGCAAAGAAAGATGGCAGATTAAAGAACGAAGCATCCAAACCTAGCGCAGGATTGAGCAAAGGTCAAAAATCTTCAATTGCCAAAAAAGCAAGAGCAGGTAGCGATATTGGCAAGCCAGGCAAAAGTTTTGACAAAGTAGCCAAAGCCGCAGGCGGTGGCGAAAAAGGCAAAAAGATTGCGGCCGCCGCAATGTGGAAAAATGCCGCCAGATAATTGGCAAAAAATTTGTTGACAGTATAAATAGAAGTGTGTATAGTTAACTCTATGCACACTTTTTCTTTTAAGTCAGTTGGCTTTAAAGAAATGGCATAATACAACATTTATTAAGGAAAAACATTATGGCAACTTTAGCAGAAATCCGCGCAAAACTTCAAGCATCATCTCAACAAAACACCGGCAATAGCGGAAGCGGTGGAGACAACGCAATTTACCCCCATTGGAATATGCCAGAAGGCACAACGACTACAGTTCGTTTCTTGCCCGACGCTGACCCTAACAATACTTTTTTCTGGATTGAACGAGCAATGATCAAATTGGATTTTGCTGGAGTCAAGAATGAAGCAAATTCCAAGATTGTTACTGTACAAGTTCCTTGTATGGAAATGTGGGGCGAAACATGCCCTATTCTTTCTGAAGTACGTCCTTGGTTTAAAGATAAATCTTTGGAAGAACAAGGTCGTAAGTATTGGAAGAAACGTAGTTACTTGTTCCAAGGTTTTGTAGGCGAAAGTGCTTTCAAAGAAGAAGGCAAGACTCCTGAAAATCCAATTCGCCGATTTATCATTGGCAGTCAAATCTTTAACATTGTTAAAGCCGCATTGTTAGATCCAGATATGGAAGAAATTCCAACAGACTTCCTGCGTGGTACAGATTTCCGTATTACTAAAACAAGTAAAGGCGGTTATGCTGACTACTCTACTTCTAACTGGGCACGCCGTGAACGTGCATTGAGCGAAGAAGAAAATGCCGCTATTAAGCAGTACGGCACATTTAACTTGAAAGACTTTTTGCCTAAGAAACCAGGCGAAGTTGAATTGAAAGTTATGATGGAAATGTTTGAAGCATCTGTAAACGGTGAAGCGTATGACGCAGAACGCTGGGGACAGTATTTCAAACCAGCAGGATTTAATAGTAACAACGCCGCTCCAAAAGCAAGTGCTCCAGCACCCGTAGCAAGTAGCGTTGATGAAGAAGATCCTCCATTTGAACCAACTACTACTGCTAAACCAGTAGCAACTGAAGATACTAAATCAGAAGCAGGAAGTCGTGCTCAAGACATCTTAAAGATGATTCGTAGTCGTCAACAATAATAGGAGGTTGATATGGGAAAAGCATTTGATATCACCAAGTTTCGTAAATCTATCACTAAATCTATTGAAGGGTTAGGTGTTGGATTTAACGATCCTACAGACTGGATATCAACTGGTAATTATGCACTAAACTATCTTATCAGCGGGGACTTCTATAAGGGAGTTCCCCTTGGTAAGGTAACTGTGTTTGCTGGTGAATCCGGAGCAGGCAAGTCCTATATTTGTTCTGGCAATCTTATACGTCATGCTCAAGAACAAGGCATTTATGTTATTTTGGTTGACTCTGAAAATGCATTAGATGAAGATTGGCTTAAGGCATTAGGCGTAGATACTTCAGAAGATAAACTTCTAAAGCTCAACATGGCTATGATTGACGATGTGGCAAAGACCATCTCTGAATTCATGAAAGAATACAAAATTATGCCCCAGGAAGAACGTCCTAAGGTGTTATTTGTAATTGATTCTTTGGGTATGTTGTTGACTCCTACAGACGTTAACCAGTTTGAAGCAGGTGAAATGAAAGGTGACATGGGCCGTAAGCCTAAGGCACTTACAAGTCTTGTTCGCAACTGTGTAAACATGTTTGGTTCGTATAATGTTGGTATGATTTGTACTAATCACACATACGCAAGTCAAGATATGTTTGACCCAGATGACAAAATTTCAGGTGGACAGGGCTTTATCTATGCTTCATCAATTGTTGTTGCTATGAAAAAACTCAAACTCAAAGAAGACGAGTCTGGTAACAAGGTTAGTGAAGTATTAGGTATTCGATCAGCGTGTAAAGTCATGAAAACTCGATATGCCAAACCTTTTGAATCAGTACAAGTTCAAATTCCTTACTCAACAGGCATGAAACCCACAAGTGGTCTAGTGGATTTGTTTGAGAAGAAAAATGTCTTGACAAAAAGCGGAAATAAGTTACAATATATAAGTAAGACGACAGGAGAAGTCGTGTCAGAATTCCGTAAAAACTGGACAGAAGATAAACTTAAAGTTATTATGGACGAATGGGATGAGTCAGCAATGACTACAACTGTAACTACAGAAGAAACTGAGGAAGCATAATGGAAGAAGCACTAATTATGGAAGTTTGGGATACTTTTAAGGAGTATATCCCAGAAAAAAATAAGGACATGGCGGCAAATCAATACGTTGATTTTTTGTTAGGTAAAGATGTGCCGGCAGATGTTCTCGAAAGTCTCACAGGATATGACACTCATCTTGACGATGCAATTCGCACCGTGGTAGAAGAGGAAAAAGGCTATGATGAAGAAGAAGAAGGCGATGATTTTGGGTATGAAGACGAGGAGTACTAATGAATTGGTACTCAAAGGTGAGCAAGGACATTGCTCATCTTCCAGATTGTATTGATCACTACTATACTCAACTCGATGAAGCAAGAGGTGAGGTTAAAATCTACGGTATTGTAGAAAAAGCCTCATCCTCTTTGCCTGGTATTGTTGAGCAACGGTTTAATCAACTACAAGAAATTGAGGGTATTTTAGAATATCTGAATATCGAACTCCGTAGGATTCGTTCTAAGACGTTTCGCAAATATTTAGAAAATTATCAACGTGCTCTTAGTTCAAGAGACGTAGAAAAATACGTAGAGGGCGATGCTGACGTAGTTGATATGGAAAAAATTATTAACGAATTTGCCTTACTGCGAAATCAATGGTTAGGTATCATTAAAGGCCTTGACATAAAGCAATGGCAAATCAGTAACATCATCAAATTGCGTACCGCAGGTATGGAAGATATACAAATTTAAGGAAATTATGTTCTTAGAAGATATCATTCAAGAATCAGTGTTGTTGCCTAGTCTCCGTCTGGGAGATGCTACCATGCTGGGCAGTTTTAATTCTCAAATTTGGATGGGTAAGGGCCTGACACAGAAGCAAATTGATGCGGCTGTGAAATTGTTGAGAAAATACTCAGAAACTTTGAGTTTAAAATTGATGGCCGATGTAAAACCTCACCTTGACTCACCTGTAATGAAACTAGGAGTTCGCCAAATAGTACCACAAGCAAAAAGAATTACATTCATCGACGACATCCCTAAGCAATTTTTGATAAGTTTTCCATATGACGAAGAAATGGTGAGAAAAATGCGGTCTTTCAATGAAAAAAACAAGGCCGATGCATGTGAATGGGATCCAGAATTAAGAGAGTGGAAGGTTCCACTAACTGAAAGAGCAGTATTGTTTTTAAAAAATGTGCTATGTCCAGCGGGTTTTGAGGTATGTGAAAAAACTGGTGAATTTTTTGGTCAAATTGACGAAATTTTGGTCAATTTTGAGGAGTATGTGCCCCAACTGGTTCAGAAAGATGGCAATTTTTATTTTAAAAATACACACTCTTCGATACCGCAACCAGAAGGTATGTCATTTTTGGAAACCTTATACCATGCTAAACGCTATGGCATTACCATTTGGGACGAAGATATTGAAGAAAACCTAAAAAATGGAGATTTTTCCATTTTTACCAAAAAATTCCTAAATCCCAAGACCGACGATGATCTTACGTTTAATGGGGATGAGCACTCAATTGAAATTTTTAACGAGTTGATTGATCAAATGACCCCGTGCCTTGTGGTCATTCCGCCTAACAGTGAAATTCAAAACTTAAAAAAATGGTGGTCCTATCTAACTACCAAAAATTTCACAAAAACTCAGATTTCTGTGATGTTTAGGACTGACAACGGTAATGACAGAATATTTAACGAAATGGTTAAAGAACAAGGATTGAATAGTCCCATCACCGAAGATACAAAATTTGTGTTTGTCAGCCACAAACTTCCCAAACCAATTGTAAAAAGTGGCATTAAGTTTAAATCAGTGATAAATCTAGGTACAATTCCTGGAGTTCATTACTCATTACAAAGTTATCTTGCTGACTTTCCCGATCAAGTCATGTACTATAGTAAAAAGAAGGTATAGATTTTGTCAGTAAATTGTAAAATTATCATTAAGGATGAGGTCAATGTAAAGATAGAAGGACTTGACTTAGACACTCGTAAATCACTGGTCAAAAAATTCAAGTATTTTGATCAAAAAGCCCGATATCTACCGGCTTATAAGTTAGGGCGTTGGGACGGCTGTACCTCATTTTTTGGTCTTGGTGGAACCACATACATGAGTATGCTTCCTCAAGTTATTGAAGAATTGATCAGTCAAGGCTATGATCCACTAGTAGAGGATCTGCGTGTTCCCTTAGACCTAAATTTCACCAAAATTTCTGAAGATTTTTGGGGTGATCAAACCTGGCCAGAAGGACATCGATTTGCTGGAGAAAAGATTAGACTTCGTGATGACCAAGTAGAAGTTGTCAACAAGTTCCTTGAGAATCCCCAATGTATCCAAGAGATTGCCACTGGTTTTGGCAAGACCATTACCACCGCAACTTTGAGCAAAATCTGTGAAAAATACGGTCGTACAATAACCATTGTTCCCAACAAGAGTTTAGTTGAACAAACAGAAGAAGACTTCATTAACTGTAAATTAGATGTTGGTGTTTACTACGGCGATCGAAAAGATCTTGGAAAAACGCACACTATTTGTACTTGGCAAAGTCTCAATATTTTAGAGAAAAAATCACACGATGACGACATTGCATTAGATCTTGCCACATTTTTAGACGGTGTCAATTGTGTAATGGTTGACGAAGTACACATGGCCAAAGCCGATGTGTTAAAGAAACTTTTGACCAATTATATGGCAGGTGCTCCCATACGCTGGGGACTAACAGGTACGGTTCCAAAAGAGGACATAGACTTTCAAAATATCAAGGCGGGATTAGGCGAAGTTGTGCATACAGTCAAGGCACACGAATTACAAGAAAAAGGCGTGTTGAGTAATTGTCATGTGAATATTTTACAAACTGCCGAATGGAAAGAATTTAAATCGTATCCTGAAGAATTAAAATATCTAGTGACTGATGAAACAAGAATGAACTATATCAGCGGGCTTGTCAAGACAATTTCCGAAGGTGGAAATACACTGGTACTGGTTGACAGAATAGAATCAGGACGTATAATATGTAGTAACATTGAGGATAGTGTGTTTATATCAGGTGAAGTAAAAACCAAAGATCGAAAAGAGGAATATGATGGGGTGGCAACTGCTGATAAAAAGATTATTGTGGCGACTTACGGTGTGGCCGCTGTGGGTATTAATATCCCCCGTATTTTTAATCTGGTTCTTCTTGAGCCCGGAAAGAGCTTTGTCCGGGTTATACAAAGTATTGGGCGAGGTATTAGGAAAGCAGACGACAAAGACTTCGTACAGATCTGGGATATGACTGCAACAACAAAATACGCTAAGAAACACCTCACTGAAAGAAAAAAATATTATAAGGAAGCCAAGTATCCATTTGACGTGGAGAAAGTAAAATACTAATGCAAATATTGACGCTAGAAAACAAGACTTATTATCTAAATGACTTACCAGAGGAGTTAGAGGAAGACATGCGATTTAGTGTGTTTGATAATAGTGATCCTGCTAACCCAGATTATTTTTATATCCCTCTTAT